GAAAACGATTGCTATCGGTAATCACATATTTTACAGGAGGGATTAAATATAGTGTACCTAATGAGTTATGGTTTACTTATTTATTAGTGATACTGAGATTTGTATTTGCTAGCTATATTATATCTTATTATTTTTTAGTTCCTTATAGTGTACTTACTCTAGCTATTACAGTACTACTAGCAGACCTTAGATTTTATTTAGACTTTCGTGAGTATATGGATTTTTTGCTAGATAACCCCGATGATGAATAAAAATTTTAATTGCTAATTCACCTTATGTTTAGTAAAATATTATTTGTAGATGCGATTAGTCGGTCTACAATTTATATTCTTGCTTATTAAGGAGAAAACTAATGACAGGCGTAAATGTAAATACACTATTTCCTCGTGCAGCTTTTGTAGGATTTGAGCACTTAATTGATGAATTAGATAGAGTAGCTAAACAAGCTCATGATCACTACCCACCACACAATATTGTTAAAACCGGTGCAAGTACTTATCTTATTGAATTAGCTGTAGCGGGTTTTACACAAAATGAAATTGATATCGAGGTAAAAGATAGAACTCTATCAGTAACCGGCGAACATGAATCAAAAGGTCGCGAATACATTCATCGTGGTATTTCCACAAAGAAGTTCAAACGCACTTTTAGGCTGTCTGAGCACGTTCAAGTACACGGAGCAAATCTTAAAGATGGAATATTGTCAGTTGAACTGAAATATGTAATCCCAGAAGAATTGCGTCCTCGTAAAATCCAAATTGGTCATTACGAGGAGAACACAAATGACACAAACACTAAACAATTACTTACTGAAACCGTTGAGACGCATTCTATCCGCAGTAGCTAACTTCTTTATTGATATAAGCAAAGCTTTTGTGGAAGCAAGAAAAAAACAAGCAGCTTACGAGTTAGCAAAAGTTCTAAAACAAAATAGAGATTTTGCTATATACAGTGAAATGGAACTGTTTCATATGATACTAGACAGAAATCTAGATTCTGTGAATAAAACCAAAGATTGATCGCTTAATAGATCCGTGAGGGGCCAACGGTTAGCCCCTCATTTAATTTATGAAAAAATTACTATGAAATTAAATCGTGAAGTAATAATTAAAGCTCTTGTAGATCACGCAATTGGTCATATTGCGAAACATCGTTTAAATGTCGAAGTCTATCTTAATAATCCAGTTGGTGTAGGCGAACATTCTGACATAATGGAAGCAATTGAAAAAGAGCTTGAGGAAATGGCTAAATATCAAGATATAATTAGTATGCTAAACGCATTCTTTTTAACTAATAAATAACACACAGGAGAGCTATAATGGCACACATTCCGTATCACGGAGAGGATCTCCAGCACACACAGGAGAAAAAAATTATGATCTATAACTTTAATCAACTAATTAACCACAATCTTAAGATGTATGATGCATTTATTGATCTTAAGGTTGAGGGATGGAAGTCTTATTCAAAAGCATTGAATCAGTATTCTTTTAACTTTTATACTGATCAGTTAAAAAATATTGATAAATCTGTTGAAAATGTAGCACATGAAATGAAAAGTGTTATGAACACTTTTCGCGGAGTTTGCAAATGAGCAATAAGAACCCATTTGAAATTCGTGCAGAAATGCTTCAGCTCGCAAAAGACTATATGGATCAGCAGTATAATATGAATATTCAATTCGCTGAAAAGATGATTGATCAAAACAAAAAGACTGCTGAAGAACTCAAAGAAATATATAAGATGTACACCATGGAAGAACTTATGGAAAAGGCAAAGGAAATGTACTCCTTTGTTCTAAAGAAAGACTGAGCATGACAGAGAAACATCACCAACCAAAAGATGTTTCTGACAGGATCGCGTTGGGCTTTACAAAAGCCCTTCGCTTCATTGCCGATACATTCTTTAAAAAAAGATACGGCCATCGAGCTATTGTTCTTGAGACTGTGGCTGCTGTTCCAGGAATGGTTGCTGGAGCTGGTCTACATTTTAAATCGCTGCGCCGTATGGAAGACGATCGTGGCTGGATTAAAGAATTGCTCGACGAAGCAGATAATGAGCGAATGCATCTTATGACCTTTGTTGAGTTGGCAAAACCTAATATTGTTGAACGACTTATTATTCTACTTGCACAAGCGATCTTCATTACATTTTATGCAGTTATTTATTTATTTTTTTCAAAGACTGCACATCGTATTATTGGATACTTCGAGGAAGAAGCAGTTCGTTCTTATACTGATTTTTTAGCTGAGATCGACAGTGGCAAGATCAAAAATGTAGCCGCACCACAAATTGCAATTGACTATTGGAAACTACCAGAAGACGCAACACTGCGTGATGTGATACTTGTAGTAAGACAAGATGAAGCAGGACATAGGGATAGAAATCATGAGATGGCTGATGAGCTTAGTAAAAAATAAAAATAGAGATATGAGTAAACACCGACTTTATACAGCAAAGTATGAAGATTTGTGTATGTAACGTATAGATAAAGGGAAAAAACTATATGCCTAAGATTACTTTTACTATGGCTGCTGATTATGATGATATTCCTGCAGATCCGCTTCATATTCAACCTACTGTTGAGTACAGCATAGACATTCATAAAAACGTGAAGTTGAATATCTCAGAGATTAATTTTCACTTCAATAATTGGCTTCGAGGTTTGGGTTATACCATTAATGAGTAAGTTTTATAGCTAGGTGTATACACTATTGTTTAAAATTATACTTGCTATACTTTAAAAATTGCAGTATATTAGTATTAATTAACTACAAGTCTAGTTAGTTATTATGATATTTAAACGGAGAATGACGATGGCTATAAAAATTTCCGGCACTACTGTTATTGATGACAGTAGAAATGTCACTGATGTTGGTCAGGTTACAATCGGTACCGGTCAGCCTTTTTGGGGTAACAAATTAAATGTTACTAGTAATACCACACTCGCAAACACATATAACCACATGTCAATCGGCCCCATTACAGTAGACGACGCTATTACTGTAACAGTCGAAACTGATGCAAGATGGGTAATTATATAATGAGTATTACACTAGACGGAACAACAGGTATTGTTTCTCCACTTTTTGACGGGCCGCTTGATGCTGCAGATTTGACTGGTGACGTTGCTGCTGCCAGAATCACTACTGCTCTCAATGCTACTGGTTCTGCACCTATTTACGCTTGTCGTGCTTGGGTGAACTTTAATGGCACTGGAACTGTTGCCATTCGTGACGATGGAAACGTGTCTAGCATCACAGATAATGGCACCGGAGATTACACAGTCAATTTTACGACAGCCATGCCAGATGCAGACTATTCCGTAAACGTGTCTGGACTTGGTGGTAGCGGGGATACGCGCTATTTCAATCTTAGGTCTTTGGCTGCGGGCAGCGTAAGAGTTGGTCAAGCAGGCGATGTGTCAGTTATTTGTGTTTCCGTATTTCGTTGAGAGGAGATTAGATGAATAGAGTTATATACAGAACTGACGAGGGCGGTATGGCGATTATCATTCCCACCAAAGAAGCCCTTAACAGTTACGGCATCATGGCTATTGCCATCAAGGATGTCCCAGCCGGTAAACCATTCAAAATCGTGAACGTGTCCGACATTCCGTCAGATCGCTCTGAACGTGACGCATGGACTGTTGACGAAGCAGACTTGACCGATGGTGTTGGAGGTGAAAGCAATGAGTTTAATTAAGATCGATCCCGTAAAGGCCACTGAAAAGCACAATGCCACTGCTAAAGCTGCGCGTTCTGCTGATTTTGCTACTGAAGCAGACCCACTGTTCTTCAAGTGGCAGGCTGGTGAAGGGACTAGAGAAGAATGGGAAGCAAAGCGTAATGAAATTCGCGCGCGCTATCCATATCTAGGAGACGATGTGTGACCAAGATTGCGATCACGCCTAATGCGTCTGGGACTGGAACCTTTACTATTGCTGCCCCAAATAGCAGTAGTAGTCGTACGTTTACCCTACCAGATGAAACTGGAACTGTTCTCACTAGTGTGAGTGATATTGACGCGACTAAGTTAACTGGTGATGTGGCTGCGGCCCGAATCACAAATGCTCTTAATGCTACTGGTTCGGCACCTATCTATGCTTGTCGGGCGTGGGTAAACTTCAACGGCACTGGCACTGTTGCAATTCGTGAAGATGGAAATGTGTCGAGCATTACGGATAATGGTACTGGGGATTACACAGTCAACTTTACAACTGCAATGCCGGATGCAAATTATTGTGTCATGGCTCTGGGATTTGCATCAGCTGCGGATAGCACAACACTTCGTGGCGTTCACCAGAAAGGTACCCCAACCACAAGTGGCGTGAGACTGGTATTTATGAATGGGATAAACAACTCTACGTATGACGGAGAATACTGCACCGTAGCGGTTTTTCGTTAACACACCAAGTCGCTCGTGAAAAATTAAGGGAGTTAAGAGCATGAGTACATTAGCTGTTGACAACATAACTGATGAAGCCGGCACAGGTGCCCCGAACTTCCCAAATGGTGGAAGCGTTACTGGCACTTTTACTGCAACCGCATTCAGTGGAGATGGATCGAGTGTCACTAATTTAGCGGCTGCAAACCTCACTGGTGACGTAGCTGCTGCTCGTATTACTACAGCTCTCAATGCTACTGGTTCCGCCCCCATTTACGCTTGTCGTGCTTGGGTTAACTTCAACGGCACGGGCACTGTAGCTATTCGTGCCAGCGGCAACGTATCTAGCATCACAGATAATGGCACCGGAGATTACACAGTTAACTTCACGACTGCGATGCCGAATACAGATTATGCCGCTTTGATTTCGCAAAGTCGAGATGCCGGCGTGAACCCGCCGACACCAACAAGTACCCAGAATATAGGTGGAACTAGTACGAAAACAACATCAGCTTGTCGTTTTGGGACTGGCGGTAATACGGCGGCTTATGATGCGACTCAAGTTTCTATTGCTATCTTTAACTAAGGAGTGTGTACTATGAATAGAATTATTTACAAGACTGACGAAGGCGGCGTTGCAGTGATTATTCCTACACAAACTGCGCTTGACGTTTATGGCATCATGGCAATTGCTATTAAGGACGTGCCTGCTGGCAAGCCATTCAAGATCGTGGACGTATCTGACATCCCGTCAGATCGCTCGCAGCGTGATGCGTGGACTGTAGATGAAGCAGACCTGACCGATGGCGTGGGAGGTGAAAGCAATGAGTTTAATTAAGGTTGATCTAATTAAAAAACAAACTAAACAAGCCAATCAGATTCGAGCGGATCGTGACAAACTTTTAGCTGCTTCCGACTGGACACAAGTATTAGATGCTACTGTTGATCAGGCTGCATGGGCCGCATACCGCCAAGCCCTACGTGACATTCCGCAGCAATCTGGCTTTCCTGAGAATGTTATCTGGCCAGTAGCTCCAGCCTAGTATTATATCTAATCTAATTATAACTCATATAAATACTGTTAAGCAACTTAACAGGATATCAAATTATGGCCAGACCAAATTCAAGAGCCACACTGATCGAATATTGCCTTCGTAATCTTGGTGACCCTGTTATTGAGATTAACATCAATCCAGATCAACTAGAAGACATAGTGAGTTAGACTTTGCAGCATTGGCAGGAGTATCATGATGATGCTACTGTTTGTGGATACCTAAAGCATCAGATCACTGCTCAAAATATTGCTAACCTGCATACGCATATTTCAACCTTTCGCACTGCGTGCGTTCGAGCTAGATTAAAATAAGAGTTGCTAACCGATTAAAAATATCATATATTAGTTTTAATAGATTAGCTTCCGTAGCTCAGTGGATAGAGCAACCGCCTTCTAAGCGGTTGGCCGAGGGTTCGAATCCTTCCGGGAGCACCAATAGTAATTGCGGGCATG